GAATAAGTGCCTGTTTTTGTGAAGCCTTCCCCTGGTGGTGTGAAATCAAAACTTGCCTGGTCGTTTACCCTACTTCTAAGAAAAGCCTCAATAATATCTGATTGCTCTTCAGACACTACAAAAGTTAGATTATATACTTTAGGGTCTTGAGTCAAGGGCAAGCCAAATAAAGCTCTAAACTGATATCCATCACCTAAAGCTGTTGTCCTAACCTTTGGTGAGCTTGATTTTGTAAAACCAGAATATGTTGGTTGGATTGATGGAAATGTTGCCATTATTTACTTAATAAACCCCCAGCACGTTTTTCTTTTATTAGTTCAGATCTTATCGCAACTGCAATAACATTGCCTAATGCGTTTGCATCAGCAGTGTTTCCAGATACTGAAGAACCAGAGGCATTTACTGACACGTTAACAATATTAGTTATACCACCGCCACCAATTTTGCCGTTTGGCATGATTGTACCAGCTACAGAAGGAACAAATAACTCAGGTCCACGCTCTCCAACAATTGATGCTTTTCCTACAGGTGGCCTACCTCCATTCGCAAAACTTAATAGACTTCCACCTGTAAAATCAATGTCACCTGAAAATAAGCCTTTAAAGTTATTACCGCCACTTAGTAAGCTGCCTCCTCCTCCTCCTCCAAATATTCCACCTAAAGCTTTTCCAAAAAAATTACCGATTCCAGAGGCTGCACGTTGCATTGCAACTTCTACAAGTTGCCTTTTCAAATTATTTAAAACACCAGTAGCAGCTTCAGCTAAACTTTTTGTCCCCATAACGGCATCAGTTAATCCAGAAACAATTCCATCTTCAATTCCTTGACCTATCTCCATAAATTTTTCTTTAAGCTGATCTGCCTCAGAAGTTGCATTTATCAAATCAGTTGAAAAAGAATTAGCTTGATTATTAATTGAATCCATAAAAATATTAGTTTGACCTAAAGATTCATTAAATAAGTTTGCGTTTGTGAAAGCCGTTGTAAAAGCAAGAGTTGTGCCTTCTGTTTTTTGTTTTATTTTTTCTGATTCTTTTGTTACATCTTCAAGAACTTCTACTTGTTGAAATGATATTTTTTTTAATTTTTCTCTATTAATTATTTGTTTTTCTATAAGTTTTCTTTGCTCATTAAAAAACTTAGTAGCTTCTTTGTCACCCAAAAACCCAATTTTTACATCATCGCCAAATTTTAATTTAGTTAATCTTTCTGCTGTTTTTCTTGCTTCTTGTTCTGCTTCTACGACTCCACTTAATCCAATCTTTCCTATGTTTTGCACTCTTTTTATTAAATTATCTATTTTTTGTACGGCTGATGTTGCTAATGATAAAGCCGTTTTAATTGCTGGCCCTAAAACTTCTCCAACTGTTCTGGCAAGACTTTGAACTGAATCAATAAGTGTTGATAATTTGCCATTTAAAGTTTCTGCTTGTGCTGTTGCACCACCAAAAAATGCTCCTCCTTCATTTGTAAGATTAATAAATGCTTGATTTACAAGGTCTGCTCCAATTTTTCCTTTTCGCATTGCAGACTCAAATTCCTCACCCTGCAAACCTGTTATTCGTTTAAGTTCTGTGGTTATATCAACTCCTCTTTCTAATAACTGTAAATTTTCCTCTTGTTGTAATTTACCTTTAGCTCTTATCTGTCCAAAGGCTGTGGCTATACCAGACAAGTCTGCTCCTGTTGCCCCTGCAATATCAGATAACCTTTTTACACTGTTTGCAAGTTCACCTGTTTCAAATCCAAATGCTTTTAATCTTTTAGATTGCTCTATTAATTCACTACTTGTAAATGGAGTAACAGCACCAAAATCCTGTAATTCTTTTATAATTTTGTTTGTTTCAGAGAGAGAACCAGTAAGAACTTCTAAACTTTTTCTTTGAGTTTCTATTTCAGCAGCATTAATAAAAACAAATCTTGTAGCTGCTATCGTAGCTAATATTTTTAATAACGGCCCAAGGGATCTATTGAGTGTTCTAAATCCACCACTTGCAACTGTTGCTGCTCTTCCTGATTCTCTTATTGATCTATTTGATTTATTTAATCTATTTTTTAATTTATCTGTATTTTTACTTAAATTTTTTGTAGCGTCATTTACTCTTCTTAATGGATTGATAGCATTTTGCGCATCAACTATTAATTTGACTGTTGATTGTGCCACAAATACAAATAACCTTTATTATATATTACCTTGATTTGGCCTTTTGTCGCTGCATTTCTTTTTCATGCCTTTCATTTTTAACTTCATAATAAGCAGCCCAATAAATAAGCTCTTCTTCTGTTACAGCCTTTCTTAATTCAACTAATGTTTTACCTAGTTCTGTTGCGAGAAAAAACTCAAAATTTAACCAGTTATCTCGCCTTATTCGTTTTTTGCTATATCTAAATTAGTTTGAATGTCCATCATGAATAATTCAAGTTCATTTAAAACAGTCTCTGGTAAAAATCTTTTTAGGTTTTCAGCATCAGCCGCAGCAAAAGCCTTAGTTCCATCCTCATTCTCTGCAAGTTGACATAAAAGTTTGGTTGATATTGCTAAAGCCTCATCAGTACCAGCCGAATTTTGTGCTTGAATTCTGTCGTGTCTTGTAAGTGGTGGAAAATATAACTCTTTCAATAGTTCACCATTTGGCTTTTTTAACTCATACTTTCTTCTTGCGGTCATTACATCACTGAAAGCCTCAGTAATGAGATCTACGTTTCTTTTTGTTGCCATGTTTGTGTGGGGTTAGTTATTTAAAATGTACTATATAGCTGAAGTAATAGTACCGCTTGTCTGAAAACTGATGTTTATTATCTGAACTTCTCCAAGTGTTGCTCCATATTCAGCAGAAGTAATTATACCAGCAAAACTAATTTTCTTTGCTGAAGTTGCTGAATCGGGAAACAATTCAAATAATGCGTCAGCGTTATCGCCCGTTGTTAATACATCATCAATAAAGGTTGTATAACCTGCACCTGTCTCTGATGGATTGTAAAGAAGTTCTGCTGAACCTTCACCTTGAATCAAACCACCAATATTTGTTTTAAAAGTATCGCCTTGTTTTGTTGTCTCCATCGTGTCTTTGGTAATAGACAAAGACCATGATCTTGTTTGACCAACGTCAGCTTCAGTACCGCCAGCGTTTTCAAACATGATTTTCCCTACATCACCCTTAATAGCCATAACAAAAAAAAGAAAGATTTATAAATATATTAACCTTTTTTAGGTTTTTTTACATCTTTTTTTAAATTTTCTTGCTTTTCCATATATCGTCTGCAACGACCATCCCAATAAGCAGGGTCACGTCTACCTTTGACAGCTTCAATAGCATCAAGCATTGCCTCTGTTATTTCCATCAAAGATCCTCATATATTTCAAATGTAATTCTAATCTGTGTTTGAAACTTACCTTCTGGACTTGAGCTTAATACTTCAGGCCCGATGGGTGAATCAAAAATAACATTTGAAACTGTAATATTATTGTAGAGGTCGCGCAACCTTTTGCCAATCGTCAAGTTTGACCCTAGCCCAATTCCTTCTTCTGTAAATATATTAATCAAGAGTAAACCAACAACACTATTTGTAGAATTGGCAGATCCACCCATGGTCAAATAGCTTCCAGACCCAAAACTTGTCTGACATTGAACAAAAGTATCTTCTGTTGTTGAATCAAAAGCCATGTTGTTAAATATGACAGGGATGACTGGACTTGATGCCAATTCTGTAGCAAGCCTGCCTTCAATTGTAGATCTAACGGTGTTTAAATCAATTGCTGCCATTATGACCTCCTGAATTCATCTCTAATAAATTGTTCAAGTTGTTTTGCAACAAGTTCTGGATAACCTTTGATTGTTTGTTGTCTTGTTCTATATCTACCACCCCAGCTTGGAGGTAAGTTTGTTCCATAAGCAACAGGTTCTGCATATTCCACGGTTGTAAACACTTCTCCTTGAAATTTACCGATTTTTCTTTGCCAAGACTCGCGAAGTTGACCGCCAGTTCCACGGTCTAACAAAGCTTTTTTAAACGGAACTACTTGACCGTTTGGTAATGTAAAAAAGTTAGGTATAGAATCTAAATTAGGATAGTTATCTAAAGAAAAAACAGGTGTAAATTGTTTTAAATCAGCCTCGGCTTGAAAAGTGGCCTTTCTCACAACCGTTTGTACTTTTTCTTCAAAATGATTGCCGATATCAGTTAAATTTATTTCTCTAGCCATAGTTACCTCAATATAAGATCAAAACTTATTGCTGTATTATTTTGTTCATTTGTCACTACTTGAATAATTTTAAATTCAACACTACTTATAACAACTCTGTCTTTTGTGGTCGGTACAAAGGTCAAATCACCTGCTGATATTGTTAACCTCTTGTCCTGTGATTCAATCAGATCATTTACCTCAGATCTGTTTACATTTGTTAACGCACCTTTGACGGTTGTATCAGATGTGGATTCTGTGATAGCTCCAGTAGTTGTGTTATAACTGCCAGCCGTGACCTGTCTGATAGTCACATCACCTCCAAGTTTGCTTAGAGTTTTTGATGCTGCCTTTTTTAGTGCGTTGGCAAGACTCATAATGAATAAGCTATGACCTGACCACTTGCAAGAGTGATGCTTGTAATGACTCCACAAACTTCAGAAGATGCTTTCATTGTGATGCCATTGATAGTTGAAGAACCATTTTCAGTGATGTTCTCAGCAACAAAAGTTGCCTCCGCATCTGTTAGGCAATGCACCTTTCCAAATCTGCCAGTATGGGCATTTGTATCTGTAATAATGATTGCTGCTGGGTATTCATAGCCGTAGCCCATTTTCATGACCTCTTGATTTGTAAGTTTGCTCTTCCACCTATTCTAATACCCATTAGGTAATGATCAACTATCGGTGGAATCCGATCAATACCAACTGCCCCATAAAATCTAGGGGTTGCATTTATATTACCGATACTTACAGTTGCAAAATCTTCTAGACCACTCAACTCTAACCCGTTCCTATTGTTGTTGAGATATACCGCCAAAATTACCTGTGCATTTTTTACACGATCTGGGATTTCAGTATCAAGGTAATAGTCAGCAACTAATCTATTTGGAAAAGATAAGCCATAAAGGTTGGTGTAAGTATCAGGTTTTCTTACTCCTGATCTAGGCCATTCAAGTGCCTGGGTATCATCTACCCTTGCTCCAAGGAACTTTTCACGATCAATTCTTTGTGCAGCCGTGAACAAAGCACGATTTTTATTGTCGTTGCTTGAACCATCCCATGCAGCAGCATCATCACTGAGGACTAAACCTTCAATAAATGAGTTTGCATCATCGAGTGTTATATAGGTGTTTGCGTTAGCACCACCAACAGTTGCATCAAGAGTTATCGCCATTTAGTTTTTCCTTCTTGGGCTTGGATTTTGGTTTTGGCTTTTCAAGAGTTGGAGTTAATGAAGCTGCCTTTTGAGCAGCCTCATTCCTCGCTCTCATACGCCTAAAAGCGTACATTCCCATTAGCTTGAAGCACCTTTTAGTGCAACATAGTTAATAACGATAGCTTCACTTAGAGATCCACCTGATACGTTAGAAACTGTGATCTTGAATGATCCAGCTGCAATACCGTTAGCACTTACGATGTAAGCACCAGCAGTTCCAGCAGAACCATGACAAGCAACGACAACATCTGTTGCAGCGACT